CCTCTGACGGAAGAAGGAATCGGCCAAGATGCTTTTCCATCACAAGTCGATGCTCGTAAACGTAAAGACGCTTTGTGCAATACGGATGGTGCGGCGCATAGACTAGCCAATAGCCCTTGTGTTCTTTGCGACCAACAAAAGAGCCCTTCGTCTCAAGTCCAAGTTTCTTCAATCGCAGTTGAGTTGTCGCCAACTGTAATTTCATTGCCTGCGCAATTTGCGACTGAGTGCAGCCGGAATCAACCATCTGGCGAACAATCTGCAACTCATTTTCAGTCCACGGAACATAAGACTTTTGAACAGCAATGCCATTGTGCTTTGCCACCTGCCAAATCGAACGAATGTCCCGATTCATTATTTTTGCAATCTGCGTGTAATTGTGCCCCTGCTCGGCAAGTTGACGAATCTGTTCTGGTTGGATGCGGTTTTTCATTTAGTGAGAACATAGTAACAGTAACAAACATCTCGTCAATAGGAAAAAAGAAGGTGTGGGATTTGTCTGTGGATGTTTACGGTAACTATCTAGCCAACAACATTTTCCATAAAAATTCGGGAAAGACAACTTGGGCCGCAAGTGCCGTTGTGCGGGCGGCAGTGGAAAATCCCGGCAGCGTCATCATGTGTTTTGCTCAGAATGCCGACGTAAGCATTCGCCAGCAACAGAGCGCCGTCTATGATGCGTTGCCAGCGGAAATGCGGCAGAAGCTTCTAGGTGCAGAGGAGAACGTAAGCTACACGCGCAAAAACGGCTTTAGCAAGAGCAGCCTTATTTTGCCGGGTAGCAAGAGTCACATCATCTTCAAAACTTATGCGCAATATCTTAACAATGACACCATCCTTGAAGGCGCTGAATTGGGTAGCCGTGAACCTGTTTGGATTAATATTGGGGCTTGGTGTGACGAATATCTTGTGGGGCCTGAGCTTTTGGCCACCCTTCGCTTTCGCCTCGCTACTCGTAACGCTAAGCTTATTGTTACTTTTACGCCAATTGATGGCTACACGGAAGTTGTCCGAGACTATCTCGCGGGGGCAAGAACGCTAGAGAGCAAAGAAGCTGAGTTGTTGGGCGGGCGCAAGGTGCCATTTATTCAAAAGAGCGCCAATCGCAACGCGGGCATCATCTACTTCCATTCCAAGGACAATCCATTTGGTGGCTATGAGCGTATTTCGCAGGATTTGAAGGGACGGCCAGAAGACGAAATCCTTACCCGCGCTTACGGTGTGCCGACAAAGAGCGCCAGTAGCCGTTTTCCACTATTTAGCCGTGAGGTGAACGTAATTGCGCATGAGAAAATACCTACGCGGGACGTAACGCGCTACATGGTGCTAGACCCCGCTGGGCGCAAGAATTGGTTCATGTGCTGGATAGCCGTGGACGCAACGGAAACGTATTACGTCTATAGGGAATGGCCGGACATTAACGTCGGTCCGTGGGCTAAATGGCATGGGGGTAAGTGGATTGGCGGAGAAGGGTCTAAGGGGCTAGGCTACGGTATCCGTGACTACGTGGACATGATTGTTCGTAACGAGACGGGCGAAGACATATTCGAGCGCCTAATCGACCCGCGCCTTGGTGCGGCCAAATATCAGGCCCAAAACGGCGCATCGTCCATCATCGAGGACTTGGCTTCCGATAGTGACATGATTTTGCCCGGCTATACCACCGACCCGCAAGAGGTGCCGTATTGCTTCCGTCGCGTGATGATGACAGCCCAACAGCTTCGCAACAAGCAGGCAACGGAAGGCTGGGACGCTGATTGGGTGGAATACGTGATTGAGAAATGCGGAGAAAGCAATGACCCCGTGGATTTTGTCCGGCGCACACAATACGTGTCGCGTATGCCCACCACTTACACGAACAACGAGCTTTACGAAATCATTTATGGCTATCAGCGCCTAATTGACGAGGAAGACAACGCCGAGGGCATCTATTGCACGGTGTTTCACAAAAATTGCATTGGACGTGAAGGGACACCCGACTACGCCAAGCATGAGTTGCTGAATGGCTACGAAGACTACCCCTTTGTCATTACAAAGCTGGCAGAAGACAACAAGCGCCTCTACGACGTAGCCAGCTTCCCGCAAATGCTCAAAGGCGTGCAATGGCAGGTGAAGACGGAGCGCGACAGCCGTATTGACCGCAACAGCCTTGCCACGCTTCCCCCGCTCATGCACCCAATGGGCAGCCCTCCCGCTGATTGGGGTCCGGGACGCTACGTGCCCTATCGCCGCCAAGGGGAAATCCAGTTTGGCCCTGTCCCGCAATACAATCCGGGCAGCGTAGAAATGGAAAACACCCAACTTGAGCAGGCTGACAAGCTGGTTGGGTTGGAGATTGAAAACCCGCTGTCCACTATCCAGCAACAGTTTTTCGTGGACAAGTTTTTGTGCCATGTCCGCGACGTGCTCCGGCTGGCCTACAAGTGCTATCAGCGGTTTGGCCCGGATGAGGTGTTCTTCCGTGTCACGGGCACGGCTGACCCGCAACGCTTCAACAAGGGCGATCCCAACGAAAACTTTGACATCATCCTTAACTTCGACGTTCTCCAAACCGACCCTGAGAACGTGGAAATGCAGCTTAACCAGTTTGTGTCCATGCTTCAGCTAGACAAGAACGGGCGCATTAACATCGACACGCTCCTAGAAATGGGAGCCGCCGCCATCAATCCCGTCATGGCTGACGCCATCATTCGCCCAGCTGAACAGGCTCAGGAGCAAGTGGTGAAGAACGTCACGGACGACTTGACGAAGATTAGCAGCGCAATTGAAGTGGGTGCGCGGCCTAACGGCGCACAGATTGCCATGCAGCTTGTCAGCCAATACGCCCAACAGCCCGACGTAGCGCAGCGCCTTAGCCAAGACAAGGCTTTCGCTGAACGTCTACAGAAATACTACGACCAATATCAATTCCAGATGCAACAGGCGCAAAACGCTCAGATAGGCCGCGTAGGGACACAGCCAGCCGCCGTTGGCGGAATGCAAACTCAGGGGATGATGCAATGATTGAACAAAAACACCTAGACGCTCTTTCCCATCAAGACGGCTTTAAAGCCTTGCTTGAGGAAATACACGCTACGCGTGAGAGCCTGATTCAGCAAATGCACGATGTTAGCAACGATAGGTTGCAGCAAGTGAGCGGGCGCATTCTACAATGCGACGACATTCTCGCCTTGCTTGGGTGGAAGAAATAGTTTTCTAGGGCCGGGCTTGATACCGGCTTGCAGTCTATATTGGCCCAGCTATTAAACTGCAATCCCCTTTACTGTGTCGATTCACGCCCGTTACCGGGACAAGGATGCTGGGTGCCGCACGTCCTTCCGTGCTGCCTAGAAAAATAATTGAGCGGGCCGGACGCTACTCCGGCTCCCTATGGGCAACTATGGTGCGCTGATTTCTCTCGCGGAGTTGCTTTATGTCCAAGGGCCTTATATATTTAGGCGTGTCTGCGCTACTCGGAGCTTGTTCGTAAATAGCTATGCAAGTCCGGCTTTCCACGCCGCCGCTCAAAATACAGATTCCCGCTGACGCGCTCTGACCCGGTTGGGAACAGTAGCCACGCATCACTTGCTGAATGGGTGCGGAGCAACCCGCTGTTACCACAATCCAACTCGTCCGGCATAAGGAACGGGAAAAGAAGCCTCGGTAATTGACAGGGTTCCGATTAGTCAACCCGAGGAATCAAAGAACAGGCTAGAGCATAACACGCCTGTCAATAGGAAAGCCCCACCCGGGAACCAACACCGGATGGGGCTAGCATGATACTAGACCTATGAACCTGTCACTTCGCAGGGACAGGGCAATATAACATGCATGTCAAGCGGCAATCAAAACGCTTGCTATCATAGTCCTACGCAGTCGCCGAGGCGAGTAGTAGGCGGAAAATAATGAATGAAGAAGCAACGTCCATCGCTGAGGACGCTAAAACACCAGTGGAACAGAACATCACGGCAAGCGAATACGCAGCCCGCCGTTTAAGCGTTAAGCAAGCTCCGGCTATCAAACCCGAGGCAAAGCCTAACGTCACTGAGGAAAAGCCAGAGGAAAAAGCCGAATCCGCGCCAGAAAAGGCCCCGGAAGAAGCCAAAACCGAAGGCAAAGAAGTTCTTTCTCATGTAGATTTGTCAGAGCTTTCTGACGAGGACATTGCCGAACTCGCGCAAAAGGGAAAGAGTGGATTGCTAAAGCGCATCGCCGAACTCACAGCCAAACGAAAAATGGCAGAGGAAAAGGCCGCGCAAATGGAAGCCTACTTCCAGCAACAGCAAGCCGCAAAGCCCCTAGAAGCGAAAGTAGAGAACAATCCCTTCAAATCCATCGCATCCGTTGAAGACCTTAGCAAAAAGGCGCAGGAAATCGCGGAAGTCGTGGAATGGGCGGAAGAGGTGTTAGATAAGGCCGACCATCTAGGCTACCAAGACATTGTCGCGGTGGTTGATGGCAAGGAGCTTACGAAGGAGCAGGTAAAAGACCACCTCCGTAGCGCCCGCAAGGCCCAAACGAAATACCTCCCCGCGCAATACAAGGAATTGCAGGTAAAGGAACAACGGAAAGCCGTCCGTTCCTTGGCTGAGAAAAAGGCAACCGAAGAAATCGAATGGCTCAAAAGCCAAGAAGATAACGACGGCAAGCGCCTCTATCAAAGCTTTATGTCCGACGAACGCCTCAAGGCGTTGGAAGACGTAGCTCCCGACATTGCTGCGCAGTTGCCCTATTACATGGCGCACGCTGCCAACAGCATTTACGGACGCCGCTCTATTCCGCTGGAAACCAAGCCGTCCCCAAAGCTCACGCCGCCGTCCAATCCCGGCAGCTCTGCCGCCCCAGCCCCGCGTGCTGATGCGCCAGAAAACAAGGCTCTACGTGAAAGAAGCAAAGCCCTCGCTGATTCTGGAAGCGTAAGCGACTTCATCGCCCTCCGCACATCCCAATTATCCAAACGTAAATCTCAGTAAAATACTACTAACATGTCGTTCTCAAACACTTATGATGTCAACAACCCCGGCTCTGCTGTCAGCAACCGCGAGGACTTGACTGATATTCTCACGATTCTCGCCCCCGAGGAAACTCCGGTGCTCTCGGCTTGAACAATGTTGAACATAAAAGAAAAAGGCCGCCCCCATAAGGAGACGGCCCAATTCTAACACGTAAGCCCGTTTAGGCCGTGGGAACGTCGAGCTGATTCCAGCACAGAATCCAGCTACCAGCCGTCAGGGACGCCAAGGTGCCATTGAATTCCATGAGGATGTTGACGTTGGACGCGGTGTTGTTGGCCACGCCATTGATGACGTTGGACGTGGTGGCAGAGCCGCTATCCGTGCCAATGAACGAGTCGCCGGTGTTGTAGGCAACTTGCGTCATGCCGTCAACGTCTAGGGCATTAATGAACTCGTCCGGATCGGCCTCGGTCGTGCCAACGTCAAGCGTGAGGTCGGTAGCGCCAGCCGGGTCAACCACCTGATAGAACGTAACGTCCTTCACGATGGAACCCGGAAGCATCTTGCCAACCACCTTTTGATTAGCCGCGCCGATGGTGGACAGGAAGCCGGAGCGTTGCAGGTCGATGTAGTCGAAAGCAATCTTGTCGGTGTAACCCTTGAAGCCTTCGTTAATAGTAAGTTTAGCCATTGTAGTAGTCTCCTTGTTGTGGGTTAGGCAATCTGGGTGATTTTGCCGTGAGCGCCGGGGTGTTTAACCACAAGCGTAAGGGTGGCGTCAACATAGCCACGTTCG